ATCCGTTTGAGGAAGAGTTTTTAGACAAACTACCTCGCGGCCGTAAGATGCACGAGTACACCGTCAAGATCGGCGCTACCAAAACAAAAGGTAGTGGCGGCAATATCTGGTGGGTACTTAACTTTGACCCTGATTTGACGAACACCCTAGCGATGGACGAACAGGTTTTTGAAACCGTAAAGGTTATGCATGACATGGTGAAGCGTGAAAACGACAAGATCCAAGCCTCGCATGAGAGAAGCCTGAGAGACAGTCAGCTATCGGATGATGCTATCGATGCCATTGAAGGCGTATCTAGTGACTTGGAAGATGATTTAGCAGACGAAGCGTAATCGTACCTTAACCCTAAAAGAGGTACGTTATGTCTCTAAACATACTCGAACACCAACTACACATGGTACTGGACAAGCTCTCCAACGGGAAGCCTGTTGAGTATGAAGAGAGTTGGATTGAAGAAGCAGGAGAGATGTTTAAAGACACTCTTCGCAAGCAACTAGAGCCCCGGGAAGATGAGTTCCGCATCCGCATGTCGAATGTGGGACGCCCCTCTTGCCAACTACAACACGAAAAAGCTGGCACCCCCAAATCTAAGAACCCCTACAATAACATTGTCCGATTTATGTTGGGCGATGCTACCGAAGTATTGGTTGAGTTATATCTTAAACTAGCCCGGGTAAATATTACCGGGGGTAAGGATAAGGTACAGCTAGATGTAGGTGAGACTACCATCCTTGGCGAGAATGATGTCGAGATCGATGATAAGATCTATGACACCAAGTCCTCAAGCCCGTGGGCCTATGACAACAAATGGGCGATGGGCTGGGAAGGTGTGGCTAAGGATGATGCGTTTGGCTATGTTCCCCAGCTACTAGGCTACAGTGATGCTTCCAACAAAGAACCCGGCGGATGGCTTGTAGTCAATAAGTCTACTGGCGAAATCAAGGTGGTGGACGCTGAGTTTACTGATGCAGATAAACGTGCAATCAGGAATAAGATCGCGTCTAATGTGGAATTGATCACAACAGATGCGCCTTTCGAGAAATGCTTTGAGCCACAAGATGAGTATTTCCGTAAGCAACTAACCCCCAATAAAAGACTACCGATTAACTGCACCTTTTGTAACTACCTTCATGCCTGTTGGCCGGACGCCAAGTACCGCCCTCAGACCGGTAGCAAGGCTCAGAGTCCCCGTCATTATTGGTACGCGGAGTACGAAGAATAGTGCCATTCAGAAATATAAGAGGCCGAGCAATCGCTAACGGCTACCGTTCCGGGCTGGAAGAAGACATTGGCCTACAACTTAAAGAAGCTGGCATAAAAGCAGAGTACGAACCTTTTCGCATTCCGTACATAATGCCTATTCAGAACCGAAAATATACACCCGATTATGTATTGCCGAACGGCATCGTAATCGAAAGTAAAGGTAGGTTCACTCCTGAAGATCGAAAGAAGCACCTGTGGATCCGTGATGATTACGGAGACGCACTTGATCTACGGTTTGTGTTCAGTAACCCACGCGGAAAACTACGAAAAGGTAGCAAGACTAGCTACGCCGATTGGTGTGAGAAACATGGGTTCTTGTTTGCGTCGAAGGAAATCCCGGACGAATGGCTGAAAGAGAAGCCTAAAAAGCGTTCATTAAATTTACTAAACAAACTTCGAGAAACAAAATGACGGATAATTTTATTGGAGCATTTATAGAACTCGTCCCGAACGAAACGAATGAAGGAATAGACTTTCGCTTTGGGTGGGAATTCCCTGACAAAATGGAACCAGAAGTACAGGAACTGTTTAAGAATCTAGTCGCCGGTATCTTTGGATTGATGAGTAGTCAGGATGAAGAGATTATTGCTATCGGTGAGATAGTCCGCAATGTATCCGGCTTCGATGAGAGCATAGTACCGGTAGCCGATAATGAAATCATATTTACGGCCGACGATGAACTACTCGAAAAGCTAGAGTCCTCATCAAAAGTAATCGACATAACGAAATATAAACCGCAAGGCGACCAATGATGAGCGATCTATTTATTGGCCTATGTGGAAAGAAAGGCTCCGGGAAGAGCTATGTAGCAAAGAACATGAGGGATACTCGTGGGGCGAAGATTATTCGCTTTGCCGATACCCTCAAAGACATGATGCGTGTGATGGGCTTTAACGAAGGCCAAATCAACGGCGATCTTAAAGAAGTAGCCTGTGACATGCTGAATGGTAAGACCCCAAGATACGCCATGCAAACACTCGGAACTGAGTGGGGGCGTAACTTACTGCACGAGAATATCTGGGTAGATATGCTTGTTGCCAAGGCGAACAAAGAGACCGGAATTGTGGTCGTTGACGATGTTCGTTTTCCAAATGAAATACAAGCAATCCGTGAGAATGGCGGAGTGGTAGCGTGGGTGGAACGAATTTCCGTCTACGAAGGTGAAGATGAACACGCCTCCGAAACCTCGGTTAGTTCAGCGGACTGTGATGTCTGGATTGATAATACCCTACCTATCTCTGAAGTGATCACCAACGTGGAAGGTTGGGCCCGGTTGCAGAAAGATATTAGGAATAAAAATGACAAATAAAGTTAATATTGACTTAGAAAGAGATGGTAAATTTGATGACCTCGGCCTCACACGACTCCGCGAAAGCTACATGCGGGAAGACGAAAGTAGCCCCCAAGAAAGGTTCGCCTACGTCTGCGAACAATTTGGATCTGACCAAGAACACGCCCAGCGCCTCTATGAATACACCAGTAAGCACTGGCTGTCTCTGTCCACGCCAATCCTCAGCTACGGCAGGAGCAAAAGGGGTATGCCCATCAGTTGCTTCTTGTCGTACCTCGACGATAGCGCCGAAGGATTAGTAGATACTCTATCCGAAGTAAACTGGCTATCGATGCTCGGGGGCGGTGTGGGTATCCATGTAGGTATCCGTGGCTCCGACGATAAATCAGTTGGGGTAATGCCTCACTTGAAAGTTTACGATGCCTCCTCCCTCGCCTACCGTCAGGGACGTACCCGGCGCGGTAGTTACGCGGCTTTCTTAGATATTAGTCACCCAGACATTACAGCATTTGTAGAGATGCGTAAGCCTACCGGTGATCAGAACTTCCGTACTCTTAATTTACATCACGGCGTTAACATAACTAACGACTTTATGAACCTTATTGAGCAGTCGATGCGCGATGAGGACTTCGATGACTCATGGGATTTAATCAGCCCGAATAATGGTGAAGTGGTTGAGACCGTTTCAGCTAAGGCCCTTTGGATTAAGCTATTAGAAATGCGTATCCAGACCGGGGAGCCCTACCTTGTATTTATTGACAATGCTAATGACGATTTGCCTGTCTGGTTAAAAGACCAAGGCATGAAGATTAATGGCAGTAACCTGTGTACAGAGATCTTTCTACCTACGACAATGGATCGTACTGCGGTCTGCTGTTTATCCAGCCTAAATATCGAATATTACGAAGAATGGAAGTCAGATCGTAAGTTTATCCCGGATGTTATGGAGATGTTGGACAATGTGCTGGATCATTTCATAGCACAGGCTCCAAAAACCGTCTCTAGGGCCATTAAATCGGCGCGTAACGAACGATCTATAGGTATTGGTACCCTTGGTCTACATGCGTACTTTCAGAAGCGTGACATGCCTCTAGAGGGCGTCATGACGAAGGTGATTAACCGTGAGATCTACAAACACATCGAGAAAGAATGTAAGCGCGGCGATAAACAATTATTTGATAGGCGTGGGCCCTGCCCGGATGCTAAAAAAGCTGGGATAGAACGTAGATTTAGCCACTGGACTGCTATCGCCCCCAACGCCTCTAGCTCTATTATCATGGGCAACACCAGCCCGAGTATTGAACCTTACCGAGCTAACGTATTTCGCCAAGACACAATGTCCGGCGCGTATATACAAAGGAACAAGTACCTTGAAACTAAGCTCGAAGAATTCGGTCTAAACACACAGAAGACGTGGGCCAGTATCACAGCGCAGGATGGTTCAGTCCA